AGTCTTCCCTTACCTTATGTCTCTTGATGTAGTTCTCTCGTTTCTTATCTGAAGCACCCTCAACATATGTTTTAGAATTCTTAGAACCAAAATGAATAGTCTTCTTCTTTCCGTTCATAGATAAAACGATTTTAAACTTTTTTGTTTTCTTGTCTGATTTATCGAAATCAATCAAATAATTCATATTGATATATTATTATATTTGTATGAATTATTTCTTAATTAAATATTTAATTACGCTTTCATTTTTCTGTAGGCCGGGCCTGCTTGTTTAAGTGCATCCTTGTAAGGAATACCATTTTTAGAAGCATATTGCTTCACAAATTGAACCCACTGAGACGGCGGGCGTTTAGCTTTGACATCACCACCAAATAAACCTTTAATCTGTCTGAGAGGGTCCTTTTGCTTATTAACAATTTCAAGTCCTCGCTCGGCGAGGTCCATTCCATCATTAATTGTGTCTTTTGTGTATTTGGTCCAACGCTTTGCTTTCTTTAAACGATTTACTTTACCACTTTTATTACCTCCACCTTCTACCTCACCTCCAAAGAGATTTTTGACGTGCTTAAAAGGGTCTGTTGCTTTTTGAACTAAATCAATGCCATCATTTGCAGTCGATTTAGCGAAGTTTTCCCATTCATAGGCTTCTTTAACCCTTTCACTATTCGATTTACCACCAGCCATTTTTTAAACGGCTTTTGCTTTTTTTACAACTCCTTGCGCTTTTTATATAAGCCATTCTCTTTAATAAATTTAGATGCTTGAGGTAAATTTAAACCTTGTTCTTTCATAATTTTCTTCACAAGATCCATTCGATTATTACCACCCGCTGAAAGAGTAGTAATATTACCATTTTTTCGAAGCAACTTTTGAGGTGGTCGATGAATAGCAGGTCGAGACTTTTTAGGAAAGAAATCATCGTGATTTCCTCCAGTAGCAAGTGTTGAAGGTTCGAATGTTTCGATCGAAATACCAGGTAAAGGATGCTGACGTAGACGTGTTCCACCTTGTAAAACATCTTGAGCCATATTAGTATATGGAAACAAGGAAGCAAAGCGTCCGTCTATCTCCAATAGTTTATTATAAATCATCTGTTGATAAGCAAGGTCTTTAGCGATATTTTCATTAGGTTTCATTATAGTTCTTATCAATATTTTATTATAAAAATAAATAATTATTGAGATTATTTACACATACTTAGACATCTTACTTACAGTATCAGCATATTTACCAACTTTATCACCAATTCGAGAACCAGCACTCATACCACCAGCACTCATACCACCAGCCGACATACCACCAGCGGATAGTCCAGCCCCTTTAGTTCCAAAGTGTTTTTTTAGCACTTTACGAAGTCCAGTGTTACAACTTTCTTGAACTGACCCACCCGTCAAAGAAGTATAAGTAGAACTATCCATAGCAGGTTGCTTTTGTTTGGTTTCGAGAACCATATTCTTAGTAAGCAAGCCCGAGTATAGAGAAGAGGAGCCTTGTTGAGTTACCATCAAACCCGAATTGACTGCTATCACCACCATTTCCGGATTAGTAATAGTTTCCAAAAGATTATTGGTGCAATCTAGTTGAATTTGAAGACCAAATTGACCCAACGAACCAGCAGATAAATACGAAGGCAAGTTGAAGTTATAGGCAGGTTTCAATACCAAAATGGACCCTTGACTTGAAGTTGAAACTCCATAATGTCGAATAAATTGAACTACATCCACATTTGCAGGGGCTGTCACTAATGTTGAGTTACTTACGCTATCATATTGAAGCACAGAGTAATTAGAGGTTGCCTTACCTTTAAAGTCTGAAAAAGTTTGTTTGCTGCCGTTTGCTTGAGACAAATTATACAACTCTTCCTGAGAACAAGAAGCAAGGATACCCGATTGATTATTGAAACTTATTGAAGCTTTAGTAATAGTAGCATAAGTTGATAATCGACTATGTTTTGTAGCATCTGATATAGAACTATTAGGAGGACGAACGAAAACTAAAAGAGTGTCTGGGACTTGGTTAAGTTGAATAACTGGAAATGTAAAGGTGGTAGATGCCCCTACAGCGAATGACATATTGCTTGAAGAAACAAATCGAGGATAGTCTTGAATAGGTAAAACATTACGAGTATTGATACGAGAATATTGTTCTGGTTGAAGAGTTAGTAGATTGAGTAAAAGTTGTGGGGAACCAAAAGCATTACCTCCACTTATTCCGAGACTTACTGATCTTACTGGAGAATTTACTGTGGATTTTAAGAACTTATTCAAATTACCTGTATTAATATTTGCTACAATGTTGATATTGTTTATTCCTAAAAGAGCTGCTTCATTTTTCGATTTTACTAAACCACTAAAAGGCGACAGAAACAAAAGAGGTTCTACTAATGTTGCTTTGACCGTTACAACAAATGTGGTCTGGTCGCTAAATGCAATGTTTGGGGCGGCTGCATTTACTTCATTGCCATCAAGATACTGCTTGACGGTAATTTCAGGATATAAATGTCCGTTTGGTTGAATGGTGCTGTCATAACCTACACTTCCTACACTTCCAACAGGATTGTTATTGCAGAAATAATTTTGGTGTAAATCTTGAATACTAGCATAATTTTGGTCGATATATGAAGCAGTTGCTAAATTCATTTTAGATACTTCTTTCTGGTCGCACAATCGAAGAAGCGGTGCCATTATATCCTCAGATGGAGTTGAAACACTCACATTATTAATTGTTGCCTGAACTTGACTGAATAAGGAATTGAATGGAAATTGTCCGAACCCATCACCTAAACCCCATTTAAAAGCTTGTTCTCCTATTGGTGTACCTGCTCCAATATTTACAGTGAAGGACACTTCGCTTTTTATTAATACTCTCCTATCCACAGCAATATTCTCAGAAGGAATATTGACATTCCAAGTAATAGAAGAATTAGAACTATTCACGCTCGGAAAACTTTGGTATGTTGATTGAGCAGCGGAACTTTCGACGGCTACATCAATTTTATCACTAATATCATTTATACGGCTATCTAAAACAAGTTTAGGTTCAAATTCGTTCATTATTATTTTATGTTTTATACAAAGAAAAAAAATATTAATTAATTAAGTCTTAACTTTTTTTTCGAACAAAATTTTAATCGTTGCGGTTGAGCCTGATGATAACAAAAATGGATTTAATTGTCCTTCTCTGTCCAAAAAGTAAATTTGAATATCAATATCTCTTAGAGAACTGCCTTGTGTTAAATCTATCCATCTATATTCAGCACTTGGATTATATACTAGATAAGGCTTATAACTATCACCAGCCACTAAATCAGTTACTATTCTCCTTGTGTTGGGTTGACTACTAAATACGATGGCTTCATTTTCTCGTGATAAATTCGGATTGGCTGTATTAGCAGGAACGATAGGTAAATTACTGCTTGTAAAAACAATACTTGTTACACAATTCCATAAATAAAGTGTCGAGTATTCACCATAAACCATCAAGCTATCATCAATAGTTGAATTATCCGTTGTGATGGATGTCTTACTGTAGCCTTTGAAATTATTCGTAGTTATTCGATGATTTAAACCATAATCATTGCTATGAGATGCAATTACTGAAGGAAAGGAAGAAAATAATTGATACAGAGCCTTATTCATATAAATTTCATAATGTGTGTCAGAAGCACTATCATATAAAGAACTTGAAGCCGATAATACAAACATATTAGAAGCACTATAAAAAAAAACTGTAGGAGCAGATGATAAACCAAAAGATGAAGCAGCCTCCTCAAAGGCTATATTTATAAGCCTTAAGAACCAACTATAAGAATAACAATTATAATAGCCGTTTGAATTGTCTTGAAGTCCGTTTGAATTATAATAAGGAGCAAGTGGTCTCGATTTTGTTTCGTCTTGTGTCTGCCACTTTACATATTTTTGAGATGTAGTAGTTTTATCTGCTGTATTCAGTTTAAGGCTTACACTATAAACGGTTATGTCAGGGCTTATTAGGGCGTCGGTTGGTTCTAAGTATCTAATGATAGGTCGAAATAAAGGAAGGCTTGGTGTGTCAATCATAAAGCGAGTTATTGAAAATCTATAATCTTCGGGGTTTTTAATGAATTCTTGATTTCTTCGTTCATTAAATTCACATTGAGGGGCCTCAGTGTCAGAATTCTCTAAGTTAGTTTGAATTAAATCGTAGTAAATATAATTTGGTTGAGACATTTTATTAATATAAATTAAAAAGATATTTTTTTATTAAGTTAATAAACTAACAATTTCATCATAACTGTATCCGCTTTTCTTCTTTTGTTCTTCTATCCACTTTTGAAAATCCTTTAAGGTGTAGCCTTGGATAAACTTCCCTATAAATACTATACACCAACGCCCACAAGTATTTATATTCATATCCATCTTTTGGAACTTCTTCTTGTTGTGTTCTAAAGTGTAAGAGCCTTTTTTCAAAGCCTTAAACAATCCGCTAAAGTCTGTCTTCTCTTGTCCCAATAAATCATTCATCTTCTTACTTACAAAACTCAAATTTTGAAATGGTCCATAACCATAACTATCAAAGAAGATGAAATGATTATGACGACGTGTGATACATACCCAGTGTCCAGAGCGAGGCTTACTCTCAATCAATATTATCCTATAGTCTTCCCACTCCGGCATTAAGTCATAGATATCATTGTAGTGCTCAAGGTCAGCAAAACGAACCACTTTTTTATCTAAGTTAGGAATATATTTTCCAAAATCTGAATTACTTAATAATACTTTCATTTTTTCTTTCAAGTCTTCATCAGAATTCATTTTATTATATATATG